AATTGGTGAAATACTTTTATTCTGTTCACCCTCTGATGGCAAAATATATCAATGGAATCCTAATGCTCCAGCTACCATAGGTAGTGTTGTTTCAGGAGCACCAACAAACTGTGATGGTGTGTTAGTTACCAATGAAAGACACGTTGTAGCTTTAGGAGCAAATGGCGATCCTAGAAAGATTGCTTGGTCCTCAAGAGAAACACTAAACACCTGGACAGCAGCAGCTACCAACACAGCAGGTGATTTACAAGTACCAACAGGCGGTAGAATCTTATCAGCTTTGAAATGGCAAACAGATGTGATTATCTTTACTGACACTGGTGTTGCTAGAATGTATTACACTGGCTCTCCTTTCCTTTATGGTATTCAAGATGCTGGCACAAACTGTAAAGCAATTAGTCCTAGAACTATCGTAACGGCTGGTGCTTTCTTAGCTTGGATGGGTGAAAACTCTTTCTTTATCTTTGATGGTTCAGTCAAAGAAATACCATGTGAAGTACATGACTATATATATGACAATATAAACTACACTTATAGACCAACATCTTCTGCTGGTCATAACTCCAACTACAATGAAATGTGGTTCTTTTTCCCAACTGGCACTTCTTTAGTACCTAATAAATATGTTATTTGGAACTATGTTGATAATGTCTGGTCCATTGGTTCAATGGATAGATCCTGTTGGATAGATCAAGGTGTTTTTGATTTACCGATTGCTTGTGATAGCAATGGTAATGTCTATGAACATGAAAGCGATGTTGCTCTAGTCAACTCTGAGAATGTTGGTATTCAAGTACCTTTCTGTGAAACAGCTCCAATAGAAATTGGTATGGGTGATAACTATGTGCAGTGCAGTCAAGTTTTACCTGATGAAGAAGCGACTACCTTACCAGGTGTTGCTATTAGTTTTAAAGGTAGGTTTACTCCACTTGGCCCTGAAACAAACTTTGGTACATTTACATTTGATACCGATGGTTATACCGATGCGAGATTTACCGCTAGACAAGTTAAAATGAAAGTTACAGGTGATGGTTCACAACCATTCCAAGTTGGTAAGATTAGATTAGACGTTAAGAAAAGAGGTAAGAGATAATGGCTAGAAGAGCACTTCGTAAACCTCTACTCAAGTTTGATTCTGATTACCAAAATTATTTAGTCTCTGAAATAGAATACCGAGATGGTTTATCTTTTAAGAAAGGTGAGCGAATAGAAGTAGGTGGCGGAGATCAAACAGAATTAGTATTAGTAAGCCCAAATGGAACAAAATATAAAGTTAGTGTCGCAGATGACGGAACTCTCTCAGCCGCAGCAACAGTCTAAAATACTAGAGCCTTGGGAGATAGAGTGGCAAAGGTGTAAACCTTGGATAGAGAAAGCGGTCAAACACCAAGATATGTATAGTATCGAGGATGTAGAAGAACAAATCCGTAAAGGTATTTTTGCTTTATGGCCTGGCAAAAATAGTGCTATAATAACGGAGATAGTTGTCTTTCCCCAGATTAAGATAATGAATTTAATATTTTGCGGGGGAGATTATTCTGAACTACAATCAATAGTAGAAACTTCTATTGAACAGTTTGCTAAAGAAATAGGAATTAAACGGCTCGCAGGTGGCGGCAGACCTGGATGGTTAAGAAAGATTAAACATCTTGGTTGGAAAAATGAAAACGTAATAAGTAAGGAATTATGAGTAAAGGAAGCACAAGAACAGAAACCTCAGTACCAGGCTATCAAGAAGATGCCTTTAAAAAATTATATGGCATGGGCGAAAATGTAGCTCAATTACCTTTTACACCATATACAGGACCACAAGTTGCAGGATTTAATCCAGATCAATTAGCTGGATTTGATGCCACTAGAAATATGTTTGGTCAATCAATGGCTAATGATCCAAGAGGTCAATTAGCTGGTATGGGCCAAGCACCATTAGATATAAATTCATTTCAAAACCCATATCAAGAACAAGTTATAGACAATGCTATGGCTGACTTGAACAGAGGTAGACAATTACAAATACAATCAGATCAAGATGCAGCTATCGGCAGAGGTGCTTTTGGTGGCTCTCGTTCAGCAGTCTTAGAAGCAGAAACAAATAGAAACTTTGCAGACAGAGCAGGTAATGTTGCAGCGAATTTAAGACAGCAAGGTTTTGATAGTTCTGTTGCTAATGCTATGCAAGACAGAAACTTCCGTTCTGGTATTAATCAAGGCTTACTAAGTGACCAATATAGAAACTTAGGTTTACTATCTGGCATTGGTGCACAACAACAAGGCTTACAACAAGGAGCTATGGATGCAGGTTACAACGAATTTATGAGAGCATCACAATATCCTTATCAACAGCTACAAGCATTTCAAGGAGCTGTTACTGGTGTACCAGGTTTGTTTAGTGAATATTCTAAAAAGAAAACAGGTTCAGGCGATATTCTCGGAACACTTGCTAGTTTAGCTGGTGCGAAGGTAGGTTATGATGGAAAACTATTTAGCGGATGGTAAAAATATTATGAAAAAACCATTATCTTTTTATCAACCAACAATGCAGATACCAGACACTACTTCTGGTTTCGATATTAGTAATTCACTTTTAATAGAAAATGAGGTCTTTCCTGGGTTTAGAAAACCTGGCGATGCTTTTGGTGATAAGCCATTAATGCAAAATCTTTATGATACACAGAAGTTCAGTCAAAGTGTTGAACCTTTAAAAGCACAAAAAGCTGAAGAGGATATTAGAAGAAACCAATTCAGAGGAAACATGCTGATGGCTCTTGGTGATGCTTTGAGGGGTAAAGATATTAGTTCTGGATTTCTACAAAGACAACAATCATTTCAACAGCAAGCAGAGAAAAGAATAGCTGAAGCAGAAGCTGCACAAAAACAACAAAGATATAATGATATTTATAACAGCGCACCCCCAGATATACAGCGAATGATGGATGCGTATAGTGCTGGTGTTCCTAAAGGTGTTATAGAAAGTCAATTTAACCAGCCAAGCGATAGCTCAACTTCAGCAATAGATAATTTACAACATTTAAATAATTTATATGAAAAACTCAACAGTGCAACAGACAAAAATGAAAAAGAATCAATACAAAGACAAATTAATGATTTTGAAGGCATACTAGGCACTAAAAAATATGATGTTGATTTTGAAGCTCGTAAAGCTGAAGCTATAGAAAAAGCAAAACAAGGGGGCGTAAGTGTAACCCCGCTTCAGAAAAAAATAGATGAAGCATTTAGCCTTAAAGCAGTTGAATTTGAAAGCGGAGGCAAAGCACAAGTTGAAGGTAATATTGCAAATTTACAAAATGTTATAGGCATATTAAAAGATGGTAACAATGTTTCAGGACCATTTATTGGCCTATTACCAGAAGGTGTGCAATCATTTACTAATCCAAAAGCTTTAGCTATTTTAGGGAATATTAGAGATATTGTGTTTCAATCATTAAGAGAAAAACTTGGTGCACAATTTACAGAAAAAGAAGGAGACAGATTGGTGGCTGCGGCATACGACCAGCGGTTATCTGAAGAAGAAAATATTAAAAGATTAAAAAGACTATTAAAAATTACACAAGACGCAGCAATAGCGAAACAAAACATGGTTAACTATTACGGGGAAAATGGCACGCTAGCAGGGTATGAAAGCACTCCATTAACTTTTAATAGCCTTATGGATAGTTTTATTGCTCCAGATTTAGCAAATAAATCAGATGATGAAATTAGAGCAATGTTTAAAAATGGCGATAAAGATACACGACAAGCAATTCTTAGATATGTAGAAAAAAACAAAGGTGAATAATGAACCTGCTTGAAGAATTACAAAAAATACAAGAAGAAGAAAATGCAGCTATAGACAATAACCCTGCAAATCAAAATCAAAATATATTAATAGAAGCAGCTTCTAATATTCCTGGTAGCGCATTACAATTTGGTAAAGATTTAATTAATCCAATATTACACCCTATTGAAACAGCTACATCATTAAAAGATTTAGGCGTTGGTATATATCAATTATTTACGCCTGGCGTCCAACAGAAGAAGAAATAGCAAATGCTGTTGGTAATTATTTTGCAGAAAGGTATGGCGGCTTAGAAAATATTAAAAATACATTTGCAAAAGACCCAGTCGGTTTTTTAGGCGATGCTTCTATTATATTAACTGGAGGTGCTGGCTTAGCAGCAAAAGCCCCTCAGTTAGCTGGTAAAACCACGTCAACAATTAGCAAAGTAGGTAATGTTATTGACCCTGTTCAACAAGGAGCAAAAGCAGCAAGCTTTGCTGCAGATAAAGTTGGCGGAGGTGTTGCTGATATTTTAGGTTTATCAACTGGCGCTGGCGGCGATGCAATTAAAACAGCAACGCAAGCTGGTAAAGTTGGAGGTCAAGCTGAAAAATCTTTTATTGAAAATATGAGAGGAAAAGCTTCTGCTAAAGAAATTGTTCAGCAAGCAAGCGACAAAATAAAAGATATGTCGCAGTCCAGTAAACAAAAATTAAAATCCGGAAAAACAAAACTTGAGCTTGAAAGTAAGCCTATTAAAATTAAAAATATTAGAAAAAGTTTTGATGATTTTACAAAAAATAAATCATTTGAAGGCATGTCAGAACTATCAATAAAAGCACAAAACAAATTAGAAAATATTAATAAAATTATTAAAGAATTTGAAGCTAATCCAAAACTGCATAATGCAAAAGGTTTGGATATATTAAAAAGAAGAATAGATGCTGAATATCCTACCGGCTTAAATGTTGGCGATTCTGGTATGGTTGTAACAGCTATGAGAAATAAAGTTAAAAATCAAATTTTAAAAGAAGTGCCAGAATATGGCGATGTTATGAAAGCTTATGAGGAAGCAATAACATTAGAAAAACAAATAGCTAAAGAATTAAGCCTTGGAAATAAAACGGCTGCCGGCACAACTTTAAGAAAATTACTTTCAGTTATGAGAAACAATGTAAATACTAATTTTGGCAACACATTAGAAATGGTTCAAAAGCTTGATCCAGAATTATTGCCAGCGCTTGCAGGTCAATCTTTAAGTAATATAACACCAAGCGGTATACAAAGAGTTATTGGCGGCGGTCAAGTTGGGGCGACAGCTTTAGGGTATGTAGATCCAATAAATATTATACCAGGCTTAGCTATTCAATCTCCACGATTAGTTGGTGAAGCTGCATTAAAATCAGGGCAACTGCAAAAAGCGATAAGCACAATGCCAAAAGTAATTCCAGATACATTAACATATATAAGACCTTCGGCGCCAGCCCTAGAAGAAGGTGAAAAACAAAAAGAATTAAATTATTTAAATAGCTTATTAAATAAATAACATGTCTCAATATAAAGTAGGACGTGCAGGAGAATATCTTGCGGCTTATTATTTATCCCAACATTTTGATGAAATTTTTGAACCTAATCCAATAGCTCGATACGATTTTTTGGTTATGAAACATGATATACCATACAAGATTCAAGTCAAAACATCTGAATCTATTTTTAAACACCGCAATAAAGACATGGTCCGTTGGGATACAAAAAAAAGAGTTAATAAAATTAAAAAAATGTATAGAGAAGATGAAGTAGATTTGTTTGCTTTTGTTTATTTACCATTAGATAAAGTTGAATTTGTTGCTAACAGAAACATGACTGCAACTTGGCAAAAATCTTTGCCTTATATTAAAGATGTTAATACAAGAAAGTCTTTAGAAAAATCAATTTTTGTTATAAATGCGTTGAAAGAAAACGACATTTAGTTTATTACTACAACCTGAGAACAATCAGATGATTTGTATGTTTGGTTTTTGGGAGACTATAAAAGAAAAACTGCTTAACACATCCTGTTAACAGCCGATTGCTCTACCACTGAGCTACCGAGGAACACGATGTCCTAATAAGGTTATAATGGCGGTTAATCAAGAATAATTACTCAAAAACTTGACCTAAATTTCATTATGTTGTTATCATAAATATACGCTATGTTGCTATTTTGTTCACGGGTAAAACATAACAAAATACAACCACAGCACAACTAGAGAGAGAAAAATGAAATACGATAAAGATAAAAAAGATAAGAATATACTGATATATCCGTCATGTTATACCTTTGCCTACATCATTGAAGGCAGAAGAAAGCAAGGTAAATTAGCCGACATTAACACCCCAATAGAAGCTGTTAGAATTAAAGCTGCCAAATATCACGCTATGGTATTGGAGGGTAAAGATCCATTTGCAAGGTCCTTGAACACCAGCAAGACTGTTCAAAGTTTTACTGAGTCTTGGTTTAAGTATTTAGAAAAAACTAAGAAAGGTAAGAAGCGTTATGAAAATGTTTTTAATAGCTACATCAAACCTACTTTTGGTCAAAGAGATATAGCCACCATAACAAACCAAGAAGTCTTTGAATGGTTCTATGATATTGAAAGTGAAAGCATGGCTAATGAATCTTTATTCATATTAAAGAAAGCCTTTAACATTGCTAGAGCTGGTGAATACACAGACAAATATCCTTTTAAGTTGGTTAAGAAATATACCCAAAAGATTAGAAAACATTATCTAAGCCAAGACGATCTAGTTGACGTTATCAAAGAACTTAATGCACGATACGAAATACATAGAAAAAAACCTGCGGTTGATTTTATTTGGATGTGCATATTAACAGGAGCAAGATCGGCTTCTGAGATAGGTAAAGCTAAATGGATGCATTACAAAGGAGATCGTTTGGTTTTAGACGAACATAAGACCGACTATACAGGCGAAGAAAGAACTATATATATCAACCCTCAAGCTAAGAAGATTATTGAACGTCAGCCAAAGACTAATGGCCCTAGAAGCGAATATATCTTTAGCATTAAAACACCATATCGTATGTGGGTTAATATCAGAAAGAAACTAAATCTAAACCATATAACACTACATGATCTAAGACATAGTTTTGCCAGTCATTGTATTTCGTATGAGAAGATGACGTTGAAAGAAGTCGGTGATTTACTAGGACATAAATCAACACAAACTACAAATAGATATGCTCACCTAATAGAAGAAACCACTATTGATAACATCAATAGGATGGGTAAGTTTCACTCTAAGTTTTTTTAGCTTTAAACTTATTTATTAAAAAGTGCTTGTTTGCTTTGAAGTATTCAAGCACTGATCCATATGGTTCTTCGTTGTAGTATTTAATTTTATTTCTATTACAGTCATAAAATTTATTCGTAACATACTCTCTAAAAGTTTCCTTCATCTTTATACCTCTCTCTTAAATCGGCTTCATTTTCTTGTAGCCATTCATCGTAATCTAAAATTATCTCACCTACATTCTGCTGGTAGTAGAAAAGATATTGCTTATCTAAAAAGATTTCCCAATCTATTTTTTCACAATCAAAATCTTTAACTGTTAAGGGTTTGCCGTTTGGATCTACATTGTAAGTATGCTGCAATTCTAGCTCTATATAATGTATGGCTTTTTGCAGGTCCTTAATATGATCTTTCCTTTTACCCTTTTTACCAGACCTGGT